TTCTGGCTTACTAAAAAAAGGAGGAGTGCAAGCTCACGCCAAAGTTAAATGGGCATTAGGTGATAAACGTCTAATGAAATGGTTTGGTAGTGCTGGTATAGATGCTGCCTCTGGTGCAGTAGTTGACCAAATTGTAGAGTTTAATGAATTTGAAGATAATGCAACTGGCTCACTTAAGAAGATGTGGCCGCAGACATATGGATGGGTTCCAGATGATATAGCAACACTCGATTCCGATAGTCCAGATACTAAAAGAATGAAGAATAGAAATGAAGGCATTGGTCTAAGTTTCTTTGGAGATTTCTTATTAGGTGCAACAAAAGTTGCTAGGGCTTTAAAGAATACAGATGAAGCTCTTAGTTGGATTCCAAAAAATGAAGAAGCATCTAAATTCGTTAAAAAGAATTTTAAGAAGGTAAAGAAAGGAGATATAGATACAGAGATCAAAGTAAACAATCAAGCTAGAGCCGATCAATTTAATGAGATGGGCAGAGTCAACATGACTGAAAGTGTCAACTTAGATCAACCCATTAAAGGTGTGCATGATGTTTACGATGATTATGAAGTAGGTTTTAGAACAGCAGATCCGGGAGGGATTGTTGCTGCTCAATATGACTATTATCGAATAGCAAAAAATGTAGATAGCGTTCATGGTGATGTAGGAAGTATCTTTACTGACTCAGCTCTTAAGAACACTATTAAAGCTAAAGATGGTGGTCATATGACTATGAAAGAATTAGTCAAGAACATTAAATTAGATATCGAATGGCACTCACCTAAAGGTGTAAAAATAACTCATAAACAAGCAGTAGAAGTTGGAGAAGATATTGCGGCAGCTCTATATGAGTTTGATAGTAAAGATCAAATGAAAAAGCTTTTATCTAACTTTGAAGGTATCGATGCTGATACTGGAGCAAAAGTTCTAAAGACTGAAGGTTATGTAGGAGTTACTAAAGCTATATCTAAATACTTTGATGACTACATGAATATGGATCTAGCTCGTGCTCAAGCCTATGTTTCTGAATCTTTAGCTGACCAAGTTGTTGGTACTGCGGAGGGGATGAGATTAATGGATGGAACTACGGCAGTTCAAAATGCACAAGAACAGATCTTAGATAGATTGCAATACCTAATGACTATCAAAGGTCAAACGGCTTACGCCAGAGGTAGAGCACTTAATATGTTAAATCTTTGGAATAGAATCAACCCTTTTAAGAAATTAGATTTTGCAAAGATGGGTGGTAAAGCCAAGGTAATGGATAATGCTTATAAATATTTAAAAGAAAATAGTGATGATACTTTAGCTCAGTTTGAAGAAATTGCGGAATCATCTAGACAAGCAATTGAAACTATTCGAGCATTAAGTAAAGAAAAGCCAGAAATGCTTAAACCTTTATTTTTGGCATATGAATTTACTGATGGGCGAGTTAAAGATATAGCAAGTTTAAATAGATACTTTAAAGAAAGTACTGGTGTATTTAAGAAAGCTCTTATTGATTTTAATGGAGAGTTTGATTCTTTATTTATGCAAGGTGTATGGAGCAATATCTACAACTCAGTTTTGTCTTCTGTAGGTACTCCATTAAAAGCAATGGCTTCAAACATAGCGTTAATGATTGAAAGACCTATTGCAACATATGCTGGAGCAATACTTGGTGGAGATATTCAAACTATTCGGAAAGCAAACTATATGTACTTTAGTGGTATTGGGGAAAACACCCAACGAGCTATGGATCATTTTAAACTTGTTTTTAGAAAAGCTTGGACTGATCCAACATCCGTTGGTTATATAACTAGATCTGATATTGCTATTAAAAATGAAGGGCAAGTTAAAGCATTAAGAGCTATAGCAGATGTTGCAGAACAAGAAGGTAATTTCGGACCAGCAGCATTAGTTAATCGAATTGAAGCTATGAATGATATAGCTGAACATCCTTGGCTTAGATATAGTGCAAACTCTATGACAGCAATGGATGGATTTACTAGAGCTTGGATTGGAAGTGTAGAAGCTAAAGGTAGAGCTTTCGATCAAATTATGGCGAAAGGTCAGAAACTTACAGGTAAAAGAATTAATCGTATTCAGAAAAAAGTTTACGATGAAATGTTTGACAGTACTGGAATGGTTACTGATAAAGGTGTTGAGTATGCCAGTAAGGAAATAGCAATGAACCTTGAGAGTCCTGCTGTTGACTCTTTAAATGTACTAATTAAAAAGCTTCCTCTTTTAAGACCTTTCTTAATGTTTCCAAAAACATCCGCTAACATGATTAGTTTCACAGCTAGTCATAGTCCTCTTGGATTATTTTTGAAAGATTTTGACAAATTTGGTAAAAATTTTGATGAAATGGCTCAGTCTGATGTCATTAGACTTTTAACTGACAGAGGTATAGATGTCAAAAATGTAGATATGGAATCTGCATATAACACTATAAAAGCTGAACTTAAAGGTAGAAAGGCTATTGGTATGACAATGATGGCTGGAGCTGCAATGATGTTTACGAGTGATCGTCTTCATGGCAATGGTATATATGACAAGACAAGGCAAAGAACCAGACAACAGCTTGGTTGGAAACCTAGAAGCTTTAAAGGTTGGGATGGTAAATGGTATAGCTATGAAGGATTGGGAGCTATTAGTGATTGGATCGCTATAACTGCTGATATTATGGATAACTTTGATACTCCATTTGGAGGAGGTACTAATGAAGGTACTCTCGACGAAGGTGGTCTTGAAGTGAACATGGCAAAGATGGCATATATTCTTGGAGCTAACTTAACTAATAAAAGTTTTCTTGCTGGACTAGAACCTATGTTTGACGTTCTACAAGGTAACCCTTCTGCTGTTTCAAGATGGACAGCTAGTTTTGGTAGTGGATTACTTCCTTATAGTGGACTTAGAAATGAATTTAGTAGATTACTAACCCCTCAATTAAAAGAAGTAGAACAAGATTTCCAACAACTATTCTGGAACCGTAACCCAATTCTTAAGTCTCAATTACCAGATGCTTATGACTGGATGGATGGTGGTTTAATTAGAGAACCAGATAATTTCTTTGTTAGAGCATGGAATGCATATTCTCCAGTATTTAAAGTAGGAGAAGAGATGTCTCCAGAAAAAGAATTTCTTGTAGAGATAGAGTTTGATGGTAGACCTCAACTTAATAAAAACGGTAATGGTATCGAATACACACCTGAAGAAAGATCACAAGTCACTCAACTTATGGGTGAAGATGGTTTCTTTAAAGAAGAAGTTAAAAAGATAATGAACTCTAGGGAAGGTAAAGAATTTAGAAAATTATATAAAGAAGCAAGTAAAACTGGAGCCAATATTGATAGAGAAAAGTTTGGATTACTTCAAACACTTGTTAATGATGCTTTAAGAAGAGCACAGACATACGCAGAAAGAAGAATACAACTTAGAGATCAAGTTGAACAGAAAACTTACTATAACGACCTAATAGAAAAAGCCACCCTCGAAAGGAACATCGAAGAAATCCTGAGATTACAAAAAGAAGCACTACGCTTGTAAAGACAAATGGCGACAACTGAACATTTTTATACCGGGAATGGCTCCACCACTTCCTACGGTTTTTCATTTCCAATATTACAGAACTCCGATCTTAAAGTTGCTTTAGACGGAGTTACAAAAACTGAAAACACAAGTGGTACTAACAACGACTACTCCATATCAAATACAAACGTTGTTTTTAATTCTGCACCAGCTAACGGTGTAGATATACATATTTATAGATTGACTGATGTAGATACACCTAAAGCAACATTTGTATCTGGATCATCAATTAGAGCGCAAGACTTAAATAATAATTTTGACCAATTATTTTATAGTGACCAAGAACAACATCAAAGAGTAAGAACTGTTGATGTTAGAGACAAGGCAATTACTTCAGATAAGATTTTAGACGGAACTATTGTTAATGCTGATATAAATGCATCGGCAGCAATAGATGGAACTAAAATAAGTCCTAACTTTGGTTCACAAGTAGTTCAAACAACTGGAAATATAGTTGTAGGTGGAACTGTTGATGGTAGAGACGTAGCTGCTGATGGTACAAAACTTGACGGAATAGAGAGTGGAGCTACTGGAGATCAGACAGCAGCAGAAATTAGAACACTTATAGGAAACGCTACTAACAGTAATGTATTTACTGATGCTGAAACTACAAAATTATCTGGAATTGAAACTGGAGCTACCGCAGATCAAACTGCCTCAGAAATAAGAACCCTTGTAGAAAATGCTACCGATAGTAATGTATTTACTGATGCTGATCATACTAAGCTTAATGGCATAGCAACTGGTGCTGAAGTAAATGTAAATGCTGACTGGAACTCTAGTTCAGGTGATTCACAAATATTAAATAAACCTACTTTAGTTACAGGATTAAATGGTTTATCAGATGTAAATACGTCAGGTGTAGCAGACGGTAAGATCCTTAAATATCAAGCATCAAGCAGTAGCTTCATTATTGCTGATGATGGAGGTTCTGGTTCTGGTGGAGCAACAGCATTTACAGGATTATCTGACACTCCAGCCAACTTTGGAAGTGCAGCTGGTAAAACAGTAAAAGTCAACGCAGCTGGTAATGCTCTTGAGTTTGTTACTGTAGCTGCTGGAGTAACTGATGGAGACAAAGGAGATATAACTGTTTCTTCATCAGGTTCTTCTTGGACTATAGATAATGATGCTATAACCTCTGCAAAGATTGCAGCTGGTGCGGTTGGTACTGCTGAAATAGTTGCTAATGCAGTCGTTGAAGCTTCAATAAATAATAATGCTGTAACCTCTTCAAAGATTGCAGATGATGCCGTTACAAGAGATAAAATTAATGCAGTCTCAACATCTTCATTACCAAGTTTTGAAGCTAAAGGTACTTCGGGATCTACAGAGGGTTATATACAACTTAACTGTGCTGAAAACTCTCATGGTATAAAACTAAAATCACCTCCTCATAGTGCTGGTGCCAGTTATACC